TATTGGATGCATTAAATACAATAGATGATGATAAATGCGACTATTATAATGCGGTTGATAATGAGGAAGAAAATATAATTGCTGATAAAAGTTCACTTGTTGATAAATATTTATCTATTACAAATAAACAACATATAAAAAAAATATATCACGAAGATGCAGAAATTTGTAAAAAATGCAATAAACAATTAATATGCTTGCAACATGATGCAATAATGATATGTGATACATGCGGATATCAAGAACTATTATTAGTTGAACAAAACAGACCTATATTAAAACAAAATACAAAAGATACGTCTCATTTTAGTTATAAAAGAATAAATCATTTCAGAGAATGGTGTAATCAAGTTCAAGGAAAAGAAAGTACCGATATACCAGATGAAATTTTTGAAAAAATTTTAAATGAAATAAAAAAAGAAAAAATTTACGATACTAAAACGATAACGTATACAAAAATGAGAGAGATATTAAAACGATTACGCATTAATAAATACTATGAACATATAAATTACATAATAAATAGAATTAATGGTATACCTACGCCGCAATTTTCACCAGATCTGGAAGACAAATTATGCAGTATGTTTAGAGATATCCAAGGTCCTTTCTTAAAACATTGCCCGAAAGATAGAAAGAATTTTTTATCTTATAGTTATGTTTTATACAAATTTTTTCAAATTTTAGGTCTAAACGAATATTTGAAGTATTTTCCTTTATTAAAAAGTAGGGAAAAATTATATGTTCAAGACCAAATATGGAAAAAAATATGCGAAGAACTAAATTATGAAATTATACCATCATTATAATTTAATTAAACACCGAATCCGACAAGTCGGAAACCAGTACCTAAGCCAACACCTTGGCGAGCTCCAGCAGAAACTGAGGGAGCTAATAAATCTAATATGGAAAACACACTTGCGGCAGTAAGAGCAAGTAATAATATTTCACTCATATCAAGGCGACTTTTTGGTAATATAAAGGCCACTAATGCAACAACAAGACCTTCAAATAAATATTTTATAATGCGAATAGCTGCTTCCCATAAATCAAAACTATACTCCATTTACTTTATACTATTTAATAAGAATATATTTTTTTATATTAAAAAGTATATAAGATTTTATAATATATATATTATGTAGTAATAATGACTGATAAAACTTCAACCATTTCATCTGGTGAAATAGATTACTTAGATGAAGATAAACAAATTCGTGGGCAAAATTACTGTCTTCTATCTTTTATTAGTCCAGAAGATGTTCTAAAAGAAAAAGAAATTTATTATTTTGGTAGATTTTTAGAACAATTTGGAAAAGATATGAAGACTTTATTTGATGGCATTCAAGCTAAATATCCTGATTCAAAAGACCTTATTGATACTCTAAAACAAAACCATTCATATGTATATGATTCTGATGAACTTCAAGAACAATATAAATTTTTCAAATCAACTAAATCATCAGAAATTGAATCAGATTTCCACAGAGAAAATAACTTTAAAACTTCAATGCGGGGAATTAAAATTAGAGGAACTTTTGATACTATTGAAGAAGCCAAAAATCGCAGTGAATTTCTTAAACGTATTGATAATAAATTTGATATTTATATTGCACAAGTTGGTTGCTGGTGTCCTTGGTCGCCAAATCCAAATGATCTTCAAGATCAAGAATTTGCCGAAACACAGCTTAATACTCTCATGAAACAATATAAGAGCAATATGAATTCAAAAGATGAACTTTTTGAACAGCGTAAAAATGATGTCGTAAAAAATGCCAAAAAACCATTAGACGCGGGGGAAATGTCAGATAGTCTTCAAGATGTTGATCCATGGACTGCTAAAAAATTAGCTGAAAAATCTGCTGCTGGTGCTGCGGGGAATGCTGAAGCTGTGGGGGATGCTGAAGCTGTGGGGGATGCTGAAGCTGCTGGCGCAACTGAAGCTGCGGGGGATGCTGGTGCTGCTGAAACACCGGTTGAAGATAAGAATGAAGTTATTTAAAAATTATAGCAGTATTATATATATGCTATGGGATTATTAAATAATATTAATAATTTTTTTGTATTATTATATCAAAATATAAATTGCTATTATATTTGTTATAATAACTCAGAATTAAAAGAATCTTTAATAAATGCGAATGACGAAAAAGATGATAAATATATTAATTCATTTGAAAAATTATTAGTACAACCTAATGATTCATGTGATTATTATTTATTTTAAAATATAACTTTGAAATGTTATATTTTATAAAAAAATAAAGTATTCCCGGGCGGTATCGACCCGCCGTCTTTGCTTCATAAGAGCAATGTTCTTCCATTGAACTACGGGAACATATTATGAGAAAGTATTAATACCTTTCCCATACTCATATATATATTCTAATCCTTATATACTTTTTTTTATTTTTAAAGAAATAATATAAAAAAAATGATTATAAATATAATTTTATAATTGTTAATTATGATATATAGTATATCTACATTCAATCCTTGCTGTATTGAACCCGTTACTGTTTCTATTGGAATTTATGTTCTAACAAAATCAAAAAAAATTATAAATACAAGAACATTAACTCGTACAAAATATATTAATACACAAATAATTAAATTTATAGATTATAATAAGGAATTATTGATAGATGCTGGAAAAGAAGAATTGGTAGAATTTATATCTGATACTAAGATATTAAATTATATCAAATTAAATCCCACAATAGCGGTTACTTTGTATTTCATCATATTGCTCGCATACATTATTTTTTAAAGAAATTAATAAAAAAATGATTCTTATGTTTTTTTATTTAACTTATATCACCACCAATGTCTGATAATGAATCAGTTGACAGTGTATATGAATCTTCTGGTATTCATAATGTGACTATTAATATTGAAGGACAGCGAAAAGCAATCTTTCGCAAAATAAAAAAAATGTGTTTTGCAAAAAATGGTATCATATTTGGAGGCATGCCTCGTGATGAAATTATTCAAGAATATTATATTCAACAATTTCAAAAATATGCAATGGAAAATAAATTCTTTGGAAAATCAGAATATTCAGCAAAATTCTGGGATACATCTATTCATCCTGAATCTTCTGCAAGAACTATCGTCCCAAATGATGCAGACTTATTCTTTAAAAATCATAATTCGGCATTAGAATTTATTGAATTAGTTAAAAGAGTTTTTCCCGGACGCCAATTTGAAGTACCTGATTCTCATGATAACTTTGCTAATAATATTTATTTCGGAGCGCGAGCAGGTTTATCAAATATAATTGTAAAAAAATGTTGCATCAATTATTATGCAGGAGTTACTCAAACAGACGATGGATATCGTATTAAAGTTCCTATTGATATTGTATATCCTCGTAATGAAGGTGATATGTTTGATAATAAAGAACCTCCTTTTGAAAACTGTGATATGTTATGTAACATATTTGTTGAAGATTCTTACAATTCTCGTCGCATTTCAAATAATTCAGTGACATGGTTTAAATATTTAAATACTTATGAAAAAACTATATTAACACATAAAATCATTGAAAATATGATTAAATTTAAAACAGATATTATTAAAAGTTCGTCTGTAACTCGAGATAATTTCATTGACATTTCAAGATATATTAAGATGATGTCTCGTCCAAAATTTCCATGGACTATTACAAATTTGCCATATGATATTATTCTTAAAACTCCAGACGATATTGATTGTTGTATCTGTCAAGAATCTCTTAAAGATACTACAAAAGATATTGCTGTCATTAATTCAGTTAATTCAAATAACGAAAAAGTACAAGGGCTGAGATTACATCATTCGTGTCTTATGAAATCCTTCTTATTTCAAATAAAAAATGCTCAACAATTATATCATCGTGATAATGAGAAAAAACAAGTCTTGTGTCCATATAAAAGTGTAATAGACTTTGATATGTGTATCACGGCAATTAATTGGAAGGATAAATATTTAACATTATAAATAAATTATATTCTTACAAGTTTAGATAACAATATATATTTTTTATT